CTCAATCTTCTTAATGTTCTCTTCAACGTCGACGGTAGGCATCTTATATCCATTTAAAGTTTATAATCTTTAAATAGATATGCTTACACGAACTGGATACTTAGTGAAGGAGGGACCGATCCAGGAAATTAAAAAGGAACTTACGGTAAGACCTATCGTCAATGGGGACTTTGGATTTCCTCCACCGCCTTTCAAAGTTTTCCGACCAACTAAGAATGGAGTCTGCGTTCCCCGATTCTATGGAACTACTAAACTTGGAGAACCTAAGGAGGATCGAAGACCTGAACCAACTCGAATCAAGGCAAAGTTTGCTGGACAACTCCGAGACGCTACACATCAGAACGAAGCAATGGCAGCTGCAATTAAAGCAGGTCATGGGGTCCTTTCTCTACCATGTGGCTTCGGGAAGACGACGGTATCCTTGGCAATAGCTTGTAAGTTGGGATACCGTACGATGATTGTCGTACACAAGCAGTTTCTAGCTGATCAGTGGCGTGAACGCATTCAACAATTCTGTCCAGGTGCTACGATTGGGGTTGTTCAACAGAATAAGAAGGAGGTTGACTGTGACTTTGTCATCGCGATGCTTCAGTCTCTTTCCCTCAAAGAGTACTCGTTCACCGACTTTGACACGGTGGGTACACTCATCGTAGATGAAGCTCATCACATTTGTGCGAAGGTTTTTAGTCAGAGTCTTTTCAAAGTGTGTCCCCGACACATCTTTGGACTTTCAGCAACACCTGAAAGGAAGGATGGACTCACCAAGGTGCTCCACTGGTTCATGGGTCCCACATTCTTCGCAGTCGAGAGGAAAAATCAAGAACAGGTGGAGGTGTTTCCAGTGACTTTCGATTCAGCAAACTATAGAAATCCACCACCCTCCATGCGAAACGGGAAGATTTCTATGCCCAATATGATCACGCAACTTGTCGAGGATCGTCAAAGAAATAAGATGTTAGTGGAATTGGTGAAAAAGGCTTCAGCTGGTACGAGACAACTCCTTGTCCTCAGTGACCGTCGTCAACACTGTGAACTTTTACACCAATGTTTTCCCAAGACATCTGGTCTCTACATGGGTGGTATGAAAGAGGCAGCACTTCAGGAATCTTCAAAGAAGAAGATCATCTTTGCGACTTTCAGTCAAGCTCATGAAGGTCTTGACATTCCAACACTCGACACGGTCATCCTGGCCAGTCCTAAGTCTGATATTACCCAAAGTATAGGGAGAATCATGAGGGAGACAAAGGGTAAGAAGAACGAACCACATATATATGATGTGCATGATCCTTGGTCCGTGTTTACAGCGATGTACTACAAGAGAATGAAAGTGTACCGCCAAGGTGGTTTCAAAATTCACGGAAAGTTTGTAGAAGAAAAGAAGAATGACTTCCCTCAGGGAAAATGCCTATTTTTAAATCTGAACAATTATTAAATGTCTGGTGCATTGATACAACTTGTTTCCAAGGGTGTTCAAGATGTTTATCTCACGAGTAATGAAGGGCATTCATTTTTTCGAACAAAGTTCATGAGGCATACAAACTTTTCACAAGCACCTAAACTCATCAAAACAATGAACGAAAATGATGTATCTATAACAATACCAGTTCTTGGAGATGTGATTAATGCTGTGTGGTTTCAAGGTTCCGACAAACTGATGGATATGTTTTTTAAATCCACGATCGATTTATATGTCGGTGGACAAAAAATAGATTCCCAACATTTCGATTACTACGCTGACATATGGCCAAACTATCTCGCGGACACATACAGTAAATCTAGAGAACTAAACAATAAAACAAATTCTATGAATTCTGGATTCTTACCTCTTCAGTTCTTCTTCTGTAACCATAAAGCATTCTTACCCCTCGTAGCACTTCAAAGTCATCAGGTGGAGATAAAAATCACACTAGATCAAACGAGTCTCAATGGTTTGACTGAGACCCAGAAAAAATACGAAGTGTATGGAAACTATATTTTCCTTGATAAAGAAGAACGAGAGAGTATTTCGAGACGCTCAGCAGATTTTGTAATCACACAAGTTCAGCGTATCGAACATCAATTGAACCAAGATGATGGATACAATACAATTGATTTAAGTTCATTTAATCATCCAGTGAAATCCATATTTTTTGGATTTGATTCAACTACGAGTACATACACCGATGATTATTTTACATTTTCAGGGGCTGATCTTCATGTAAATGGTACACCTTTATTGGAAAATATGAACCCTGTCTACTTTCACACGATCCAAAATTACTATAAATCGGAATACGGTGTATCGGACTATGATGTCACGAGAAATATGCTATTCTATACACGCTATTTCGCATACCATTTCTGTATGAACGCATCTCAATACAACCCATCGGGTTCGTGCAACTTCAGTCGTCTTGATAATGCGAAACTGATAATTCGTGGTGTAGATGTCGCACCAAGTAGGTCGAGTGACTCATTATATGTCTATGCTGTCAATTACAACGTTTTAAGAATCAAGGATGGTTTGGCTGGAATATTATTCGGAAATTAACTTTACGAAGAGGGAAAACCTCTAAGTAGACTTAACACATTTATGCCCTGATGGAATCAGAGACGGCTAACACAATTACGCCGACAATGAAAGCCATGACGACGTAATTCATCTCAGTTTCTTCGAGTCCGACCTGAGGTTTAACCTCTTTGGCCTCGGGTTCCTCGACGACATTCTGACGTCGACTGGGAGGATCCAGTTCCTCTAGCGGACAATACGCTATCATTTATATATATTTAGAGATTAATTTCCGTCTTCTTCTTTCGTCGAGTACGCTTCGCTTTTGTGCCACCACCGACGTTCACCTCCTTGACTTCACCACCAGTGGAGTCTCCTGAAACAGAAATAATATCCGAAACATCATCTTCATCGGCGATACTCTCATTGGTGGGACCGGGCATGGTCGTGTTCATTGGGGGTGGAGGAGGCATCATGATACCACCCATGAGACTCGAGATGTCGACACCTGGGCCCTGCATCTCATAGTTACCTGTACCACCCACAGGGGCGTTGTCAGCTGGGCCATCCGTGTTCCTGGTCGTATTCTGAACAGCGGACATCATGTTCTTTACGAGATCGGGGTTCTGTTTGATAACATCGTTCATGTTGGGCATGACCGATTTGAACATACTATTCGTGAGGTGGAACATCATCGCCGAACCACCCAACATCATGATCAACTTCACCTCTGGGGCGACACTGACCTTCGAGCGGTACTTGACATACAACTCTTCAAAGACACCATCATAGTCGTCAACATTCTCCATAACGGACTCAGACCACCCCTCTAGCTGAATTTCAAAGGGGTTGTAACGCTTATTGAGGAACTCCAGACCAGTCACACACGCAACCAACATTCGCCTCGAAAAGCGTACCGACTGCTCCACATCTATGCTATATGTGATACGCTTCACCTCTGATCGTAGTTCCTCGATGTTCGAATAGGCTGTGAGTCTCTTGTTTACTGCGAAACCCTTCTTCTCGAGACGCCCCAACTTGTTAATCAGATCCGCCTTTTCCTCATCGATCGATGTATACCCCTTCGAAGGCTGCTCTTCTTGAGAACCAGGGGCATTCATAGGTTCATCATCAAAGAAAGTCTCTTCATTTTCACCGTAGTCGATCTCTTCATCCTGCTGAGGTTGAGTGGGGGCTGATTGTTTATTGGGATTCACAAAAGCATCCATCGCCTCCTGTCGTGGCATCTGGGGAGGAGCCTGTCGGTGTACTGGACGAGGAACCGGCTTGGGACGAGGTGCAGATATCTCAATCTCATCCATGAGTGCCTGCTCATCAGCATCTAACTTCATCACAGTAGTATTTCCTCGGTCGAGAATTATTTCTTCGTCCATCTACTCTCTATGTAGAAACTAAAAAAAATATCTTTAACGCACTTTAAAAAAATGTATACTTATAATAAATGTTCAAGTTGAATCAAGCGAACCGTAATGCGGTGACTTCCATTATTGTTATGATCCTGTTAATCGTCGCCCTCGCACTCACCCGTAACATCAGTGCGTACCAACCCAGGCCAATCAAGATCAAGACCATCTCGGATGCATCCATTTTCGATCTCAAGCCCAGTCTCGACTGTACCGCTGGATCGGGTAAGGAAGATGATGCCTACAGCATGGGTCTTACTCCCGGTGGTCTCTGTGGTGCTCAGAAACTCGTCGCCGATCATGCTGGCTACGCGATCGAGGATGGAATCGGTGGATCTTTAATCTAAGCTAACTATAAATGGCTCTCATTACTTCCCCTACAGAGACAATTCCCGATCTCAACTATGAGTACCACACCATCACAATTGATACCGTCGGTCAGGGTAGTTCGAATGCATTCACCTGCTACTTAAATCAACCAATTAGAAATGTGGTTCAGGCCAGGCTCATCGCGACACATATTCACACGACCGATACAACTGAACACTTTTACATCTCTATCGAAGAACTTGATTCCAATTTCAACACTAGAGCGAGTAATGTGTACGGTGGGCAGTCGGGATTATCCAAAGTTAACGGTTGTTTCGCGAGTCTCATTTCCACTGCTATTGACCATGGAAATTCTGAGCATATTCAGTTGTTCCGAGATGATTATCCGGTTGTTACCCAATACATTGACCCAATTAGACAAATTAGTCGTTTTACAGTAAAAATTTTTGATCAGGATGGAAACCTCCTCACCCCCAATGGGGACAATGACCCGAATCATCTAATCATTCGTTTCGTGTGTAGAAAACCCAATTTGTAATTTTCTCCCTTTAATATAGTATTACCATGTCTGCAGGCATTGTTCAACTGATTGCGATAGGTGCCCAGGATGAATATA